TACAAATACGTTTACAGCACCCATAGCAGTTGCAGCAGAAGCAGATTTACCTTGATCTGACATCAATGTTGCTACACGAGCAGATGAAGTAAATAAATATTCACTGAATCTACGAATAACACCAGGAACTGACATCATGATAGTTGGATCACCACCTTGTGAGTAAACAGATTGAACTGCATCACGCACAAGAGTTTCAGTCAACGCTCTAGCAGTACCATAAGTACGTTTTAGAGTTACACCTGAAGATTGGAAACCACCAACTGCGCCAGTTGCACCAGCAGAAAAGTTAGTAGTCAACCAAGATGGTAAACCACCAGCATTACCAGCAGCAGAGCCAGTGTCAGCAAAAGAAGCTTGGTTAGTCAATGCAATAGCTTCAACATCACGACGTAACTCTTGTTGTCTACGCATCATTTGATAAGACAATTCTTTAGTACGACCAATCACATCAGAAGAGTCTGCTCTGAAAGATGTACGAACAACTTTAGTAGAAATTTGGTGATGATTACCAACACGCAAGCCTAATACTGTGTTGTTACCTGAAGCATCTGAACCGTCAATAACCGCATTGGTTAAGTTAGGTGCAGCAAGTGCATCAGTAGTCCACTCTTTGTATGGATTTGAAGAAGTTTCAGTTCCAACTGCATCTGTAAATGGTAATGGAATTTTACTAATGTCCCATATCTGGTTCATGACATCTTCACGGATTAAACCGCCACGAACAACACCTTTAAGTGTTGCTGCATCTAAGTTAGCTGTACTCATTTTGATACCCTTTTAAAAAATTAATTATATAATCCGCCAAGCAACTCTGCTATGGCATCTGTTTCAGCATTTCTTCTTTGATAACCTTGTGAAGATTTTGCAATCTTTGTTAGTTTATCAAGTTTAGTAACTGATTTGGTTGTTTTTCCTGAACTTTTTTGATACTTAGGTAAATTAACATCAAGTTTAGTTTTAACATTCTTTATGCTTGAACGATATTTCATGGCATCTTTTACCACCTCTAACATTCTAGCATCTTGTATTCCACCAAACTCTTCTGGTGTAAAACCATAAGCATCTGCTACAAAATCAGTCATATCTGTTAAAGCTTTTTTGAATACTTCAGGTTTTGCCCATGAAGGATTTTTCTCTAAAACTTTATCAGCTTGAGCCTTAATATACTCTTGTTGCATTGCCTGTTGCTCTGCGGTCATTTGCTGACCAATGCCCTGCATTTCATTATTTACGGCATTTGAAATTTGTTCTATTTCACTGTTTCGTAAATTGAAATCTTGAACCATAGCTGCATATTCACCAGGATTATCAACTCTGAGTCTATTCCAATCAACATCTTTATAACTACCCATTAAGGTATCTTTAAGATGCTGTGTTAGCTTATTAACTGTTTCAATCTTTCCAAGATACTCGCCAGCAACAGCGTTCTTAATGCTATCAAAATCTCGCCTTTCATCAGCAAGTTGTTTTGATTTATTAGTATTGCTCTTATTGCTTTGGTATCCAGCAATCAAGTCTTTAACTCCAACTGTACTTACCTTTCCATCAACCTTTACATTGATTCCAGCTAAGTTACCTTCTTCATCAAGGACTACATTTTTTTCATCAATGCCAAGGGTATTTGCCCAAGTGACATCTTCATCAGACTCAGTTTCTTCAACATCATCTGTTTCCTCATTATCTGCATCATCTCCTTCATCTTGGGTAGAATCGTCTGGTTGGGTATCATCCTCCTCTGATTCTTCAATTTCTGGTTTCTTAACAGATTCTTTTTCTGGTTCACCTGATAACAGGCTAGCAATTTGATCCACCATATTTACGCTTCCAGCTTCACTAGAAAGTTCAGCCGTTGAAGTAGTAGCTTGGTCTGACATTTTTAATTTCCTTTTTGTAGTTGAGCTAATCGCCCAGTTTCTATATCTGAAGTTATATCATTTTCAATAATTTGTAATGCCTTTTGTTGAGCCTTTATTAATTTTAAACTTTCTATATCATCTGTAAACAAAAACTGACTATATAAATCTGCATTTTTCTTAATAATATAATCAGCCAAGTAATTTGAGTAAGCTCTGCTTGCTCTATTTCCTAACTCTATCTCATCTTCAACCGTCATACATATTGTTCCTGTTCTGCTCATAATTAACATCTTGAGATGTATTTGATGATGATTCCAACTCTGTTAATTTAAGTGCTGTTTGAGCATACAACTGGTCATACTTAAACTTTATATCTTCTAAATCTTTTTCAGCTATCTGAACAGCCTTGGCTTTGTCTAATTCAGCCTTTAACTGCTCCAACTGAATCTGAAATGATTGTTTTTCCATTTCACGTTGATGTTTACCTAATTCAACCTGACCTTTGATAGCTACATTTTGCATCTGCGCTTCTGCTGTGGTAGTTGCTGATTTAGCCAGCTCTGCTTGCATACGCATTTGTTCAAGTTGTGCTTGTTGCGATTCTTGCTGTTGTTGCTGTTGTGTTTGCTGAGATTGTTGTGCTGCTTGCTGACCTTCTGGACTTGATGGATCAACAAAATATTTATTAGCAGAGTCTAGTCCTGAGAACTTACAGAAGTCATCTATAGTGGCATATATCTTGTTAGGATTAGTAAGTGTTTGATTTGGCATACTCATAATTTTTTCTTGCAGTAACTGAACCTGTTGTATGGCTGCAAGTTTTGCTCTAGTATCGCCAGTTCCAGTTCCAACTCTCACTGAACTTCTTGTTCTTTCTTCCCACTCAGATGGATTAACCTTTACCCATTGACCACGAAACTTAAAATCTTCTATAGTATCAACATGCATGGTAACAAGATCACGAATCTTATTACATAAAGGCTTAATTCCAGTTTCACAGATAACACGAATGATCAGACCAACCAATTCTTCTTTGGCGTTCATCATTCGCTCAACACCTTGTGAGCCAACTGCATTGCCAATATTTTCAGGACTAGCTGTACCATCTGCTGATACACCAGTTCTTCCTGCTTTTACTTCATCAAGATATTGCATCATACTAAATGCTGCATCTCCAATAGCAGGTGTTTGCAACGGCATTATTGCATCAGTTCTTTTTACTCGGATTAATCCACCAGGTCTTGATACTAAAAGATCATCAAGATTTACTTGACCTTCAAGAACAACATTGCGCTGGTTGTTTTGCAAGTACATGTTATCCATAATATTACGGATAATTGCGGTCTTGTTGTCTTGGATAGACTTCAGTCTGTCATATATTGATAGCCCTTGGAACTTGTGTGACATTAATATCGCTGTGGTGCTAATCCAAGGTAAACTATCTATTTCTTCCATGCTTAAAATAACAGTTGGAGTTTCAACTCCTGCGACTGTTACTTTCATTAATTCAGCTATTCCATCACCATTGACATCAAGCTTTAGATAACACTCAGTAACCTCTACTAATCTGTTAGCATCATCTGAACTTAATACTGATGGAACTTGTGTTGGTTCATTCTGATAATTAAATCTATATGCAGACCTAAGCAAATCAGAACTAACTAAGTCTTCAATGTCTTCATCTTTGTAACCTTCTTCTCTTAGGTCAGAAAGTGTCTTGTTGACAATGTGACATGTAAATCTAGCATTAGCTAAACTGATATTGTTATGTTGTGTATTAACTCTAAATTCTTCAGGAGCAACAGGATCAATACAAATCTTTCCACATTTCTCAGTGACCTTAATCTTTGCACTGTATGTTGTAGGTTCTTGTTCTAATGGATTTTCTGATTGACTTTCATCTTCAGTTAATTCCAATATCTCACTATCTTCATCCAACAGAGCAACAGCTAACTGATCTTCTGTTAATCCTGAATAGTTGTATGTGGTTATCTTTTCATCATCTTCATAATAAACTTTTAACATTCCATTGCGTTGCATAAGTGCATCTTTCACAAATTGATGGATTAAAGTAAACCCATCATTTTGCTTCATCAATACATCATATACATATTCTGATTCAATTTGCGCCTGTAATTCATCTCCTTCATTGACAGGATCAAAAACCACCACCTCATTATTCTGAGTAAATGATTTCATAATCTGAGGCATTATCCACTCAATAGCATCAGCAACATCTGTTGACACCAATGAGCTACGCCCTTCCTGTTCATTACCTAATGGAAGCCCAAGATAATATCTTAAAGGTTCTTGTAATGCAGAAGATGAAGTTGTCGTAATATCTGCATTAGCCATTTCATTTTGGATAATTGCCAATATTTCTGAATCAGTCATTTTTGCCATCTTAGCAGCCTTTTTTCTTACCAGGCATCATTGGAGATGGAGCTTTTTTTGATTTAGACTTAGCCATTTTTAATCCTCTGTTATTAAATTACACCACGTTGTATATATGAATAATCTAATGCTCCAGAACTCCAAGAGTCATTAGTCATATTCTGTTCTGCCATTGCAAGATACCTAAAGCAATCAGCACCATGAGATGAATCATCATGAAGTGGTGCGCCAAATGTACCAGTGCTTTGGTTTTGTGTTCTTCTATAGCGTTTGATTTGATTCAGTAACTCTGACGCTTTTTTATCAATCCAAACTCTACCAAACATCATCCTTGCCATCTTTATTCCTTCCTCGATGTCCTCACGTCCTAAAACATTAACGCTTCTTCCTAAAGCCATTAATATTTCTTCTGTAGACCTTCCTGACTTAAAGTCACGACTTCTACCATCATGAGGAATATAGTCCGTGCCATAATTGTAACCCTTTGTATTCAATTCAGCAATGTAACTATCTAAAGTTCGGTGTGAATCTTCAATATAATCAATAATCCTTACTTCACCAGAGCCTGATCTCTGCACCATCATTATAGACATAGAATCGTTCCAACCTAAATCCCATACTGTATGAACTTTCAATAGTGGATCGTATGGAGCATTGCCTAGTCTTTTTTCAAGATGAAGTTTGGTTATCTCATTAACGTAAATAGCACCTTCAACAGCAGGACGACATTCTCCATCCCAAACTGTTTTATATCCTTCAGGATCACGCTTTAACCAGTTTATTCTTTCCTTTTCAAGTTCTTCTGGAAACCACGGATTATCAGAATAGTTGCATTTTATAACAACAGCTTCTTCATTATCTGTCAATACAAATCTAACATACGTTTCATCAGTATCTAATTCTGGATTGAATGTTATCCATATTTCGCTGTTTGGCTTCCTTATTGTAGGTATTAAAACATCCCATGATTTCTTAGTACAAACCTGAGCTTCTTCAACCCAACATATATCAACACCTTCAAAAGACTTTAGGTTTGTAATTCCTTGTTGACGAATACCTGCAAAACTAAACTCAGAACCATTAATTCCAATTATCTTTGTTTCAAGCACTGTAAACATATGCTGTAACCCAAGTATATCAATCTGATCCTTAAGCAACTTATGTACTGATTCTTGTATGGACTTCTGTGTTTCACGAGCGCAAAGAACTCTTATCGGTTCATTAACAGACTTAATGATTAATGCTCTTGCAACACTCCAACTCTTTCCTGATCCACGTCCACCATAAATGACTTTATATCTTTTTGGCTTAAATATATCTTTAAGACTTGGAGGAAACTTTGCCTTAATCGTCGCCAAATGAAACCTCTATCCTGTGGACTATTGCTCCACCATCTGCTCCAGTTATAGTATTGTCACTTCTTGCTAACTTTGGAACATGATATTCAATAACACTTTGAAATAACTGAAACGCACGCTCTGGATTTGTTTCAGCAACTTGGTCAAGCCATCCTGTTAATCTGTGAGCATTTCCATCAACAAAATCTGCAATAGCTTGTCTTGCTTGTACAGTTGCAACATTTTGTACGCCCTTTTGACGACCACCTGTTTTTTCTCCACCTGCTTTTCCTAATGTTGCCATATCTAATTTTGTCTGTTTCAGACAACTCCTTATCTTAAAATTAGTTATTAAAAATACTGCGATTTCCAATTAATAAACGCCACCTTTGGCGATTCCCCATAAGCAACTCTATCAGCACTATAGCACTTCCAATAATTGCTAACCCATTTAATTTTTGGTTTTGTAGCTTTGTTCATCTGCCTTAAACCTCATTACTTTTTTCTTTCTATTCTTGTTGCTTGTCTTTAATGCCATTAATTATTACCTTGTATGTACTGGCATATCATTCTCAATATACCTTTTCTCATTACAGTTTTTACCATAACACCATTTTTGTTTCAAGCTATACAGCATCATCCAATTTGTATGTTTACATATCGCCAATTGTTTTGGCGCACTAAATAAATTTATTGGTGGAAATCTCATTTTAATTCATCCTCTTCCATCATATCCTGCCAACGTCCTAAAGTATCAATAGCTTCTTGAACATCTTGTTCAATGTCTTTTGCTCCTCTATCACCAGCGCACAACAGTTTCTTAATTGCATGTTGCAGACATGGATTAGTAACACCGTACAATGAAAGTACACGGTAAACATCAACAGCATTTAAATGAACGGTATTTTTAAAATAATGATTGTGCTTCATTACAGCCTCATCACAAAGACAAAAGCTTTTATCCTGCTCATAGTATTAAGAGCTTTTAAAAACGCCTCTAATTGCGCTTCAGTTGGCATTTTGTTCATCTTATCTGCCATATCATAAAAGTATTCAACATCATCCATCAGTTCTTCTCATTATTAAATATAAACCATATAAAATTGCAATCATCTTTTAAACACCAACTTAACAATGCCCACTAACAATATAAAAAAATATACTACCAACACAAACGGTAATAAATACCACGACATTGCGTAATCTTTCTTCATAACTCCAATCCTTCACGTTCTTGTTGAAATCTACCTTCATGTAAAACCACCTCGCTATTAATCTTAATTGCTTTTGCTTGTACTGTTCCAAAAACTTCTTCAAGCTCTTTTATAAGTTCTAAAACTTCTTCCATCATATCAACCATCCAAATGTATCATCCACCATCCCCCCCTATAGGGGGGGGGATTGGATGGATGATTTGGTTCATTCGCATCCATCCATGGATCATCCATTAAATTATATGGATGGATAATTTTAAATAAGCCACCAATAATCACCACTATTTCCTATAAGTTGTTGTTTTATTAAAGATTTTGTAACCCTGTCAAAATCTCTTGAACGAGTATTAGCGTTTTTAAATTCATCAGCAAAAAAAGGTTTCCACTTATCTTGATGAACAGTTAAATAATACTCGCCATCCGCGCTTAAAACAGCGTCTTTTTTTCCATTAACCTCTAATGCTTCAACTAAAGAATCAATGGCTTTTTGTTGATTTAATGTTATTTCTTTATCCTTCTTAGCTACACCTTGATACTCTAAATAAACACTGGTGACTTGCTTATCATCATCTTCATCATAAAATACTTCACCTTCTAACTCTACTTCTTTAATAATAAAACTCATATCAGTACCAAATCCAAAATCTTTTGACTTGGTGCATGAAAAAGTAATGCCATCTCCATTCTTACTGACACAAAACTCTGCGTCCATTGCAGCTTTAATTGATGATGACCCTCTTGATCTTCCTTTATCGCCATGTCCACTATGGTGAACAGTTACAATCGCAGCATCTAAACGTCTAGCAAGTAATTCTATAGACTTAAAATACAATGCCATATCTTCAGAGCTGTTTTCATCTCCAACCATGTTCCTGTGCAACGTATCAATAATAATAATATCAGGTTTAAAATCTAACTCTGCTACTATTTTTAATATTTCGTCAGCTTCTTTACTATCTAATAGATTAATAGAGCGTCTGCTCAATCTAATATTCTTTGGTGGTTCTCCATATTTTTGTGATAATGCTTTAAAGCGCATTGAAGCACCACGCAAACCTTCACCCATAATGATTAAAGTTTTTAATTCTTCTTTTATCTTATGACCATGCCAGTTTCTGCCTGTTGCAGCGCAAAACGCCCAATCCATAGCAAATAAACTTTTACCTGCACCTGACTCACCAAAAAGAAGATTCATTGAGCCACGTTCAAGTATTCCCTTTATTAACCAATTAGGTTTCTTGATGCTTGCCATCATATCTTCAATGGTAATGAACAAACCTTCCTGTTTTACTTTTCCAAATACAATGTCACGAACTGCATCAATTCCTTTTTCTGACATCATGTCGTTAAAGTCACCATCAATAGTTGGCAATACAATATCAACTCCACATTCTTTTGCTTTACTCATGCCAATACCAGAACTATCATTGTCTGCACAAATAACTATTTTCTTGCCAATGTATTGGCTTGCTAACATTTGCGTTACTGGCTTAAGATTTCCAGCGTTAAATGCTATACATACAGCAAGATTGGTGGCTTGGTTTAAACTATCCGCAGTTGCAAATCCTTCTGCAACTAAAAGAGTTTCAGACTCAGAAGGATCACCAATCCAGCAATGACCTCCAAGCATCTTTCCACCAGAATGAAACCTTTTAGCACCATCACTAAATATTGATTGTACGGACTGAATTTCTCCGTCTGCACCATAGACAGGTATAATTAACTTTCCTCCAAACATACGAGCCATATTTGGACGTATGCCTTTATTAGTAAGATAGTCATGACTTACAACTGGAACAGCATTGTCAAATAAAACCTGCGCTTCCTTTGCTGCTACATAATAAGAAGCATCACGTTCAGCTATTGCTTTTCGTTTTGCTTCCTCAAATTGCTGACGCATGGCTTCTTGTTCGTGTATATCTGGAACATAATCACGTTTCTCATGCCATTGGTGTTGCTCTCCACTACGCCAACACCCAAATACAGCACCACGAGCATCATCAAATACATGAACCCAACCTGACCTATCATTTCTTTTTCCGTTGGTTGAAAATCTTGTAACTTTACCAACTGCTATGCTAGAAGGTGGTTCATAACCTACAGCTCTGATTGCATCACATAATTCAGGCAACATTGAAATAATCACTCAGTCTTTTAATTAAATCATAGGGAATGATTTTTAATTTATTATTGGCAAACTTCCACAGCACATTATATTTAATGCCAGTATTCTTTGATAGATAAGTTAAGTTTAAAGGTTGCAGTTTATTAATTATTTCTTCTGGTGTGAACATTATTTTTTTCCCTTTGTTAAAAATTATTTTGTTTTAGGTGTTGCAATTCTAAATTATTTAAGTAAAATGTGCAACGGAATTAGAGAAAAAGATTTTTAACAAAGGAGAAAACCATGAGCATACTAAGCTCTATTGCTAAACCAAATGATCGTTCGATTATTTGCACTATAACTGGCGATGCAGGATTGGGTAAAACCAGTTTAGCTGCCACATTTCCAAAACCAATATTTATCAGAGCTGAAGATGGTTTGCAAGCCATACCAACAGCAACAAGACCTGATGCTTTTCCATTATTATCAAATGTAGATATGTTGTGGGAACAATTAACAGCATTGATTAAAGAAGATCATGATTATAAAACCCTGGTTATTGATAGCGTCACTCAACTTGATAATTTGTTCACAAATCACATTGTTGATACTGATCCTAAAAAGCCCAGAACGATTGCCCAAGCACTTGGAGGTTATGGTGCTGGCTTCCAAGCGTTATCAAGTTTGCATGGCAGGGTTCGCAAAGCTTCTGGCATACTTAATGAAGTCAAGGGTATGAATATAGTATTTATTGCACATAGTGAAACAGAAACTATTGAGTTGCCAGACCAAGACCCTTACACCAGATACAACATCCGTATGCAGAAGAAGTCTGTATCTCATTACACTGATAATACCGATCTGGTTGGATATCTTAAGCTAGAAACCCATACTTTTGGCGATGGTGAACGCAAAAAAGCCATTAGTGATGGCACACGCATACTGGTAACATATGCCTCCGCTGCAAATATATCTAAGAATCGCTATGGAATTAGTGATGACTTATTGGTTGTGAACGGAACAAACCCACTTTTAACTTTAATACCAAGCATCGGAGCATAAACAAATGACAAACTTTTGGACAACAAGCGACAACGAAACAATTAAAACGACTGGTGAATTTACATCTGTTAGTGTGATTGAAAACATACCTGATAACACTACATGCCTAGCCATGATTGATGAAGCAGGATTGGCAGAATATCAAGGTGATGAATATATAAGTCTAAGATGGGTAATTGCTGAACCTGCTATTTATAAAGGACGTAAGATATTTCAAAAGGTTCGTGTATTTGATCCTGATACTAAAAAATCAGACAAAGCTAAAAAAATGTTAGCTGCTATCGATGCAAATTGTGGTGGCAAGTTAGCACAATCTAATGAATCACCGAATGATACTGCAATGGCTAAAGCATTATTGAATAAACCAATGTTAATAAAAGTAATGGTTTGGGATTTAGAAGGTAGAACTGGAAACTGGGTATCTTCTGTAGCTCCACGCAAAGGAGCATCTGCACCAGTTAAAGAAGAAACATCTGCTGAACCAAGTATTGTTGAAATTGATTCAATCCCCTGGTAAATAACTAACGCACATGGATGTGCATTTTTAACTATAACTATAAGAGTAAATAAAAATGACTGAAAAAACTGTAAACAGATTAACTCAAAAAAAAATCTGGGAAATCTCAAAAAACATTGAAGCAGATATAGAGTTATACCGAGATGTTGAGTACAAATTTATTGTAGATGAAATGAATAAGATTTTTGATTATGAAATTACTGTATCAAATATTCAGCACATCAAAGAAATAACTGGATTGCAAATTGGTAGACCAAGCAAAAGACCTGTTTCAACAGCTCAAGAAGATATTAAAGCTGCTCATGAAGATATTAAAGCAATTGCAAATTTATTACTTAGCGTTAAGAATTTTGAAAATAACTCTATATTGTTAGATATTGTTAATAAAGGTCAATAACAATGGAACAACAACGTACAGAAGAATGGTTTGAAAAACGCAAAGGTCGCATAACTGGAAGTAATGTCGGTGCAATTTTAGGATTGTCGCCATTCATGAAACGTGAAGATGTTATGCGTAATATGGTAAGAGAATACCATAACTACCCAAGCGAATTTACAAATAATCCAGCGACTAACTATGGAACGTATAATGAACCTAATGCATTAGCTGATTATGAATTAAAGTTTGATAAAAAAGTAGAGCTTACTGGTTTTCATGAGTACGAAGATTGGCTTGGAGCATCACCAGATGGATTAATAGATACTGATGGATTAATTGAGATTAAATGCCCATATGGTCAACGTGACAAAAACCCACCAGAGTTTAAGTCTATAGATTACCAAACGCATTATTGGTTACAAATACAGATTCAACTTCTTGTAACTGGTAGAAAATGGTGTCACTTCTATCAATGGTCAGCACACGGATACATGCTTGAAACAGTTTGGTTTAATGATTTTGCTATTGAAGAATACCTGCCAAAACTTGAAGAATTTTATGAAGAGTATTTTATAGAACGTGAGCTACCAAAAGCACAAAAGTATCTTGATGAAAAACGTCAACAGGTTAGATGTGAAGGACAAGTTGATCGTTATTTGATGATTGCAAAGCAGATCAAAGAACTTGAAGCAGAAAAAAAGAGATTACTGGATGAAATAGTTAAATTAGCTGATGGTAAAGATAGTGAAATTAATGGTCATAAATTAACTAAAGTTACCAAAGCTGGTTCTATATCTTATCCTAAAGCAGTTAAAGAACTTCTGCCAGATGTTGATCTTACTGATTACACTGGTGATCCTATTAGTTATTGGCTTTTAAAATGAAACTCCGCCCATACCAACAACAATCTCATGATGCAGCTATAGATTGGATAAAGAAATGTACTGATCCATGTGTATTAGAATTGCCAACAGGAAGTGGCAAATCTTTAATTGTTGCAGCAATAGCAAATACACTACACCAAGTTAGTAGTGGTAAACATATATTGTGTCTTGTCCCCTCAAAAGAACTGTTAGAACAAAATGCAGAAAAATATAGAGATACTGGCAATCAATGCAGTTTGTTTAGTGCCAGCGTTGGTGAAACTTGTTTAAAACATCCAGTAGTGTTTGGCACACCAGTTAGTGTTAAAAATAAAATACACCGTTTTGGTTCTAAATTCTGTGCGGTTGTACTTGATGAGGCACATCGTATAACACCAACAGTTAAAAGTATTATTGAATCTTTAGTTGCTTGTAATCCTAATCTGCGTGTAATAGGACTTAGTGCTACTCCATACAGACTTGGTGATGGATATATTTACAGAATGGATGAGCATGGTAATGCTTATGGAAATGATAAAACTAAGAACCCTTATTTTACTGCAAGAGTATTTACTGTTTATGCCAGAGATTTAATACAGCAAGGATACTTAACAAAACCTGTCATTGGTGCAATTAATTCGGGTCATTATGAAACTCTGGATATGCAACTTAATAGTATGGGTAAGTTTGCAAAAGCAGACGTTGATAGAGCATATCATGGTCAAGGAAGGCTCACCAGTGCGATTGTAGGCGATATTGTTTCGCAAGCAGTAAATAGACAAGGAGTGATGATTTTCGCTGCTACAGTGCAACATGCTGGTGAAGTAATGGAGTCATTGCCACCATCTTTATCATGTATAGTTACAGGTGAAACACCAAAATTAGAACGTGAACAAATACTGCAAAAATTTAAGTCTAGGAAGCTTAAATATTTAGTTAATGTGTCAGTGCTTACAACTGGGTTTGACGCACCACATGTCGATTTGATAGCTATTTTAAGAGCTACAGAGTCAGTTAGTTTGCTTCAACAAATAATAGGAAGAGGACTTAGAATTGATAACAACAAAGATGATTGTCTGATTCTTGATTATGCAGAAAATATTAGTCGTCATTGTCCTGATGGTGATTTATTTAATCCAGAAATTGAAGCATTAAGTAATTGTGGATCTGGTGAAGCAATAGAAGCACAATGTCCAGAGTGCAGAGCAATAAATCAGTTTGCACCAGTAATTAATGAAGCAAAACATGAGATTGACATCAATGGATATTTTATTGATCTTGAAGGAATACGACTAGAAACAGAATATGGAGATATGCCAGCCCATCATGGAAGAAGATGTTTTGGTCAAGTAATGAACAAAACAATTAGAAAGTTAGTTAGATGTTCTTATCGGTGGACTTTTAAACCATGCCCACATTGTGAAGAAGAGAATGACATTACTGCACGTTATTGCTGTAGTTGCAAAGGTGAATTGATTGACCCAAACAGTAAGTTAATTGCAGACTTTCAGATGAAAAAGAAAGACCCGACACAAATACAGACTGATAAAGTTGTTGCAATGCGTGCAATACCTACATTAAGCAAAGCAGGAAATGAATGTTTAAGAGTTGATTTTATAACTGAATATAGATCATTCCCAGTGTGGTTTACGATGAAGATGCAAAAGCATTACGATGCTTTTATGAAGTTTACTGATGGAGGATTTACAACACCAAATACTATCACTTATAAAAAGAGTGGTGATTTCTTTAGGATATACGATTACAACAGGACAGCTGATGAAGTTCCACAATGATATAAAAGTTTTTGGTGATATTGAGTTTAGAGGTGAATGTCCTTCTGAAGCTGCTGAAGCAGTAACATTCTTTGCAAAGTTAAGGAGAGAATATCCTGATAGTTATGGAAAGATTGCTACGCACATTAGGAATGAAGGCTTAAGAACCTTTTACCAAGCAACTAAACAAAAGAGTGAAGGAATGGTAAAGGGCGCACCAGATATTATTATTCCAGCAAGCGTTGCGTTCGTCTGTGAATTAAAACGCCAAGATCATACACGGTCAAAATGGCAAGATGGACAACAAGAATACCTGCTGGAAGCCCAGAAACAGGGAGCTTTTGTCTGTATTGGTCTAGGTTATGTTGGCGCATATGAAGCATTTATTTTCTGGAAAGATAAAAAATATTTGCAAAACGATAAATAATTGATTAATATTTACCCAACTTAACAAGAAACACAAAGGGTAAATAAGATGACTAAATTAGAAATAATAGAAAACATGATTGATAATCAATATAGCGAAAATATTGCTAATAAATTTATCAAAATGTATTGGAATACTATAGAAAAAGAAGTTGCTTTTTGGTCTGGATCATATTTTGATAAAAATATTGTTTCTTATATGACTGAAATGTTTAAATTAATTTAATAACCACCGCCACAAGGATGTGGCATTAACTACAACTATAAAGAGAACAACATGAACAAAAACACAATGATAGCAATAGCAATAACAGCATCTTTTATTTCAGGTGGAGTAGCAATTAGTAAATTTTCTACTAATGACTCAAACATAATCCACAAAACCAGATCAGGTGCATTCATTATCCAAAAGAATCTGAAGGGAGAAGAGCAAATCTACCAAGTTCTTGAACTTCCAAGTAACGTTCCTTCATTTGTAGCACCAAACAAAGGTGATTTCTAATGGAAAAGCAATTTGATAAAATAATAACTGATATGCGTATAGATCAATCGCTTGGTGGCATTTTAATAGCACAAGCCTTTGTGGACTATTGCCAAGCAATAATTAACGCTGAAATAGCAGAAACAGATGGTTCTGAACTATTTGGATTGTTAGAGAACGCAACATTATCACCAAAACATACAGATATTAATTATCTAGTTCGTGAAGCAATGGACTGGAAAGCAAATCAATTAATTACTTCCTGAGGGGAAGCAACCACTCGCCTAGTTTATGACTGGGCATTTTTTTGGATAAGATTATGAATATTGAAAGATTGCAAATGAGATGGGATATTTGTTTGATGAATCATTTTTATGAAAAACCAAGTTATAAAATTCTAAGGTTAGAACATACTTTTAGAAATAATAATAATTTAACTTATGATGATATGGATTTAATAAAAAGAAAAAGCAATGAATTTACTTCTAAAAAATTAGATATTTATTGTTTTGTAGCTACTAGATTAGAAAAGTTATATAAGATTTTAGATAAAAAACAAGTTGATGATATTTTAGATATTGCATTGTGGTTAAAAAATTCAGATATAAATACCAGTTTTGTTTCAAAAGAAACTAAGAATTATTTAACTGAAGCAAATAAAAATAACATTACAGATAAATTAGCAAAAGCAGCTAAAGCAGTAAGGATTGAATATAGGAATAATCTTGAAGCCAATAGCGCACGTAATTGGAGTGCATGTAAATGAAAGACTATAAAAATAAACCAGTTCATACATTTACTAAACATCAAGAAATACAAATATGGTGTTTGATTGCAGCAGGAATTATTCTAGCTATTAAGGCATGGTTACAATGACACCAGAAGAACGCAAAGAAAAGCAAAGAGTTAGAATGTTGGAATATTATCATAAAAACAAAAAAGTCATACATGAGCGTGTTTTACTAAAACGTAAAGCTGATCGTTTAAAAATGGAACATTTGAAAAATAATTCTGTAATCCATCCAGTTCCTCAAAAATGTATTACAAAAAAAGAAATAATGGCATTAATTGGTGTTACGGCATTAGTTCTGGATAGAATTAGCAAGGATAAAAAATATTGTATGCCGAAACAGGTTGCCACGCATATTGATGGCACTGTGTTGTTTAACAGAGCTGAAATAATTGAATGGTTGCCATACGCTCGGGAAGCTTGCGCTTTTATTAAAAAAACTAAACCAATCAAATTAACTGGTATGGCAGCATCAATAGTTGAGTTCATGCGTCGCAGTAAAGATATGGAATTGTATTGTAATGAATTAAGACGAAAAGGTAAAAATGGCTAGAGATGTTGATTATGCGCTTTTACTGCAAGTTCTTTATAGTAAAGGATATAGTTTAGCTAGTATATCCAGATTAACAGGTACAGCAGTAAGTACATTGAGCAATGTTAAACAAGAATTAAAAAATGTTCCTGAGGCATGGCATGATGGCTGGGAAGGTTTGTCAATGCAAGAGTATTACCGTAAAGCTACAGGTGAAGCCCCGCCCCGTGTCGGGGATTACATTGAATTAGGAGATTATTATTATGAAGATGAAGTATCCATTGCCAAATGAAAACGCACGTTGCTTAGGAAGCAACTGCGAAAAGAAAGAGAACTGCGCCAGGTATTTAAGTATAGAAATTGATACAAAAGATTATTTTTGGCATGGCGATTTTAAGAAAGAATTAAAACAACATGAGTGTGATTTTTTTATAGATTTTAGGGGGAATTACTATGAGAATTGAGTGCGCCAGGTATTTAAGTATAGAAATTGACACAAAAGATTATATGTGGCACATGGATGCCATGAAGGAATTAAAAGAAATGGATTGCAGTTTTTTCATAGATTTTCGAGGTAAAATTATTATGACTATTAAGAGAGAGTTGTTAGAAAGTTGTTTAGATGAGATGCAGTACCACGAAGTTCCTTGCTCAGAATTAGTAATTAAAATAAAAGAACTCCTCGCCCAACCTGAGCAAGAAAATTTAACACCACGACAAGGGCTAGAAGAATATAAAAAAGGTTACTATCAAGCAGAGTTGGATTTGAAACGCACAAGTTTAGAATTGGAAATTGCAGATTGCTGCGGTAGTGAAGATTATAGAGAAGGATTTAAAGATGGTGCTTTATATGCAGAAAAAGCACACGGCATTGGAGTAGACGATGAGTAAAGAAAGAGAGTTGTTGAAAAGAGTAAGAGATGCTTTACATGAGCTAAAAGAAACTCATTATGACTTATATTGGGATATACAATCTATGCTTGACCAACCTGAGCAAGAGCCTGTGGCTTGGATAATTGAAACAGAAATTTATGGGAAACTTAGTGAATGGGTATGTACGGATAAAAAACATTACATAGAAGCGCATGATGCTATTAAAGCCCCAATACCTTTATACACAGCACCGCAAAAACGTGAGCCTTTGAGTGATGAAGAAATAAAAATGAAGTGGAATAGATTGCCTACAACTACTAAAGACCCAATTATCAGGCTTGCAAGAGCAATAGAAAAAGCACACAGTATTGGAGTAGATGATGAAAATTAAAAATAAATGGTGTCGTCTAGCATGGTTTTTAGATGCTAGAAGATCATGTAATAATCATAAATTTGAACATATTACACGTGACCGAAGGGTTACTAAAGCAATGCACAGCATGTATTGGAGAGAGAAATGAGCGAGATAGATATATTAAAATACGACAATAAACTATTAAAAGAACAAGTAGCATATTTAAAAGAAAAAATAGACCCTTTTAAACTAGATATACGTGACCACTTTGCTGGCTTGGCTATGCAATCTTTAATTAATGTTTATGTTAATACCGGAAATGAAATGGTTACTGACGATAGATATTTGGCTGCTTGGGCATATAAAAAAGCAGACGCAATGTTAGCAGAGAGGGAAAAAGAGAAATGATAAGTGAAAAAGAAATAGAAGAATATATTGATTCAATACGTTCATCTTCATTTAGTGAGGAATACTACTCAGCAGAATGGGAAGAAGGTTTTGAAGATGGTGTTAAATGGGCAGAGAAACAACTGGAGGAAAAACAATGAGTAAAGGTTCAGCACCACGTCCTATACAGGATAGGAAAAAGTTTGAAGAAAATTGGGATAAGATATTTGGTGATAAAAAGAAAGAGGAAAAGAAATGAAAAACATAATATTAATATTACTGTTAATCCCAACTATAGTGTTTGCTTGTGATGATGATAATGGTTATCAGTTAGCAGAAGAAGCAAGAACAAGTAGGATAACTAATGAATTACGCCAGCAACGAAATGATGCTAATTATAATGCTTATATAAATGAACTTAATCAAGATAGACAAATACGTCAAGAAAGAAACAACGCTTATCAAACACAAATGATCTTGCTTGATGGTCAATTTGTTCGTAAATAAAAAAAGGGGATACTTAGGTATCCCCAAGCTACGAGCGCAAACTATTTTTTCCTTTTAGCTTTATCAGCTTTTACAAACTCTTGAGCAACTTCAACTGGTATCTTAACTTTCTTTGCAAACTTAGGATTATGTGCTGCTGCTTGCATTAACTTTTCTTGTGCTTTTGATTTTGATGGCATTATCTTTCCTCTGATGTTTTGTTTTCATTGTTAAATAATAAAGCACCTAATAATCCACTTGCTAACAAACTAGAACTGTTTTTTCTTAGTGGATCAAATGCTGCAAATTTTGATCGTATTTGATTTGGTTCAAATGGAATTGTAACTTGATGACCTTGTCCTCCCATTTTACCCCCCAAATCATAGATTCCATTGTATCCAAGTTTTTTTAACTCATTTGTTACTTTATCTGGAATTGATGTCCATACAAATGAGCTTTCACCATTCAAAGTGTCTTTTTCAAGTTCATTTACCCAGTCTTTTGGTGTAAATTTTGAATTTTTATCCCATGCGTCTGCTCCTATTTTTAATCTTGTTTTATCATTTTTAAATGCTAATTTTAATGATGGTATTATTTGTTCTTTTAATACTTGATTATTAGATGTATCTAATGGATTTGTAATTCTTGACACTCCAGTTAATATACCTTTCGCTTCTGTCCAAGGAGCTGTATCTTGACTAATTTTATGAGGATAACCAGCCAATTTGTAAATATCTTCTAATTTTTGTTCTTCATTATACAAATTTCCGCTGTCTGCCCAATAATCACGCAATGCAGATAATGGATTGTTGCGATGCTCTCTTTTTAATAAATAATCAAAATGAGATGTGTTTATTGCGTCATTTTTACCTTCTGGATGCAATACAAAGTTACCTTGCATTGCATCTGGATTAGCATACCCAACTCTAGGTGCTTTTGATAAAATATCTTGTTTAATTTCTGTAGGTAAATGATTCCATGTTTGCTCAACAGTGTAAGGAATAGAACCTCTATATCCTAAATCTTTTGGTGATACTGTAAACGCATTTGAAATATTCCAATCTTCAGAATCAATCAATGAAGTATCTTTTTTACCTGTTGCATAATTAGATGCAATATTAGGAGAGTCAGTTCCATATGGCATAGCACCTGATGTTGCTCTTTTAGGATCAAGTCCTGGCTTAGATAATAATCTATCAAGTCTTTCCGTTCCATGAAACCAAGGCATATTAAATTCTTTAATATAAGATTGTTGCTCTGGTATTGAACTCGCATTTTCAATGTTATATTTTTGCAATTGTGGAGTTTCCATTTTTAAAGCATTTTTTTCATACTTAATTAATTCTTCTGGTGTTAATGATTGTCCAGATAAATGTTTATTTAATAATGCAAAATTTAAGTTAGGTATTTTAGTAGACAACGCCATCCCAGCCATGCCCATACCATTACCCAACGCCCAATCAGCTAACTTCTTACTGTATTCTTGGCTTTTAGCATCTTGTGTATTAGAAAACTGTGGTGGTACAAGGTTTTCAAGACCTTTAGTAACATTAGATGCTACTCCAGTATATCTAGGATTGTTATTAAACAACTGGCTATAATCTTGACCAGCAGATTTTAAACCATTAACAATTTCTTCTAATGTCATTGGCGATTCTCCCTAGCTTGGTATAGTAAATTTCCAGTAAGTGTTGGATCAATATTTAAATAATCAAACATACCTTTTAACTTTTCAGATGCTTTTGTAACAGGTCTTGATATAACTCCTGCGCCATAAGCTGCTTCACCCATCAATCTAGGTGATTGCGCCATAAGCATAGGTACAGCCAATGGTGCGCCACCAACAGCATAACTTCCTATGCCTGTCAATCCAGCATTTGCAAGCCCTCTTGGAGTCCATGAGTTAAGTGCTTGACCAGCTATTGCTGAAGTTAATTGATTACGTCCTTGATTTTCTAAAGTTTTAAACAGATCAAGTCTATTTCCATAATTTGTATTAACATTATTACGCATTAAAGACTGTAGTTTACGCATCGCTGTATCTGGATTGCCAGACTGTTTTAATGAGAATGTACGGTCTATTTCATTGATTAAATCAGATGCCTGTGAATAATCCTTCATCACTTTTGAATATGTTGGCGCTTGATTAGATATTTCATTCTTTACTGAATCATAAAGATTTTTAGCTACCATTCTTGCAGTCTTTTCTTCATATGGAATAGACTCTTGTATTCCACCTATTCTTTGCTTAAGCGAATCAAGACCTATTGGAGTATGATATTCAGCAGGATCTAAATTTTTCCAGTTATTAATTTCATCAGCTATTTTACTAAAAGCAGTAAATGCAACATCATTCTTTGGTTTTCCTTTGAATGTTATCTTGTCATATGTATTTGCTAAAGTATTATCTATCTTATTAAAATCTAATATTGATTTATCATTAGATATACTGGCTATTCCTTGTTGATATGCTTGTGCTTTTGCAGCACCCATATCATCAACATTTTGTTTTGCCATATCCAAAACATCCTTCATAGGAACATTTCCACGCATGTTTCCTAAAAATGTTTCAGCCATCTTTCCACCTTCAACACCTGCTCTAGCTGCTGTTTTTAAACTTTCTGCACCTGTGTGTGTTCCAATTCCACCAATTACATTTGCAAGACCTCTTCCGAATGAAGGAGCTGCATTAACAGCAATAGATAAAGGATCAACAATACGTCCTGCACCTGCTACAACATTACCAACTTTAGTCAATGCTGGAATCTTTGAAGCTAAAGAACCACCACCTGTAAGAACTGTTGAAAAATCACCTAATACGCTTGCAGGATCAGATGCTAGAGCTTCTTTAAAGTTTTCTGCATTACCATAGCGTGATTTATAAAAATCAACGACAGAGTTTAATTTAGCAGGATTATTTCGTGTACTTTCTGGCATCATTTGAACAATAGCATCAGGAAGAACTTTTTGTAATGCAGCATTGCCTAAATTTAAAACACCTTGTGCTGTATCAACAGGATGTAAAACAGTAGATACAACATCACCAGCTACACCAGCAATCGATGAAGGAAGATTAGCTACACCTCTTGTTGCTACTTTTAACCATGACTGTGGAGTATTTGATTGTACAGTTGGTGTGCTAGCAATGGTTTTTAATGGCAGATCATACTTTTCAGGAGATACCCATCCTTTACCATTCCAAACATTACCACCTAATGTATCACCAGTTTGTAGATTTGATTCTTCAATCTGCTTTCCACTATAATCAGTTCCTTGTGCTGCTAATTCTTTTGCAAACTTTGTGGCATGTTCAGTGTCACCTTTTTGTTGTGCTATATAAAATGCTTTTTGTAAATCACTATAAGAACTCATTATTGGTTCTCCTTTAAATATTGTTCAGCAGATTTTAAACCGCCTCCTGTTGATGATGGAGAATATGATCCATAATCTGTTTTAGGTAAAAATTCTGGAGGTATTCCAAGTTTTAAACCTTCTATTGCAGTTCTTCTTGCATTAGCTTTTTGCTCTTGTATCTTTTTTGATTCATTTGGTTGTGGAAAATATTGTTTTACCCCACTTGCAAATTCAACATCACCAATAACAGCACCAGATTCAGGTCTTAATACAGAATTAAGGAATTGGCGTTGAGCTTGTAAAACACGTTGGTCATTTTCACTTATAGCAGCATTAGCTATGTCACCTAATATTGGTGTATTCTCTAAATATCTAGCACCTTTTACATAAACTGGATCATAATTAGTACCAACTTCAGATAAAACCTTATCTGCTTGTATCATTCTTGTAACAAAGTCTAAATCTTTTCTTTGCCAATCTTTTAATTCAGTTGGTGCAGGAGCAGATTTTATAATACTGATAGTGCCTGTTTGTGGATTAAGTTGTGCAACATCTTTAACAGGAATATTAGCCTGTATTTTTTGCTCGTCAGACAATAAATTACCAATAGCACCTGCAGCACCAGTATTAATATTAATACCTCCATCTGCTTTGTATGGTTCTCCAACTGGTACAGGTTGGTTATTAGCATCAAGATAAAAATTAACTTTGTAACCTGGTTTATTAGGAACTCCCATCGAATGAAGTGTTGGTCTTGCAGGTGGTTTTGCCAAGTCTGCCATCATATTAAATCCTTGACTTGCTAATGCTTTGTCAGGAAGTCCAGAAACACCAACAGCAAATTCTGGCATGGTTATTTGTCCACCCATTAATCCTGTTCCTTTAGTTGGCATTACTGCGCCCCTAAATGGTATTGGAATATTATTACCAGCAGTTCCTTTAGTACCAATTAATTCACGCAATTTTGCAAATGAATCTTCTTGTTGTCTTTCCTGTCTTCTATTAGAAGAAATTTGTGCTAACTCACTAAGACTTGTTGGAGTAAAAGTATTCTGATTTGATACAGTAGCAACAGGTTGATTATTGCTTTGCATTAAATATGAAAGCATCTGACCAAGACCAGAACTTGTATCTTGCTGAGGTTGTCTTGGTTGAACAATATCTCCCCTCAGCATATCCATTACATTAAATGCCATTACGCACCTCCCATTAGTCTTCTAAATAATGACATCATGCTCTCATTAGGATGAATAGCACCTGGTGTTTGAGGCATATTTGCTTGAGGTATTCCAGTTTGTGGCAGTTGAGCTACACCTACGGAAGCCATTGGTTGTCTTTGTTGCTGTGGCTGTTGTTGCATAACCTGTTGCATCATTTGGCTATACATAGGATTATTAGGTTGTGCAGAAGTTAAACCAGCAGAAGTATCTATTGGTTGTGCAAACTTTTGCCAATTTCCTCCTCCTTGTTGACCTCCTTGTTGACCTCCTTGTTGTGGTTGTTGTTGCATATATTGATTAAAAGCATCATTTGGATTCATAACTTTCTTTTCAAATTGACCTGCTTGATTTCCAATATTTTTAAATATACTATCCCACAAACTTGACTCACCCATCATTAACCTCCTAATACACTTGCACCAACATTAGCACCTTTTGCATTTGATTTTCCAGAACCACTACCTGAACTTAATACAGTTGGTGACCCTAAAGCATTTGCATAGTTACTAATATTTTGCCAAGGCATCATTGATGGAGCAAATGATCCCATACCAAGGTTTTGCATATTTTGACCCATGCCTAAAGCACCAGTAGACACGCCTTGTTGCTGACCTAACATGTTTGACATTAGTTGTTGTCTAGCAAGAGTTCCTTGGTCTGCCTGTTGAGCAATAGCAAGTTTGTTTTGCAAATCTTTATCAAAAGTGTTGTAGCCAACATCTGCTAAGTTCTTTTGCAGATTGCTGTTAATATCATACATACCTTGAGAAGTTGCTGTTCCATGTCTTGACCCACCAGACATTCCAGAAGCTGCTGCCCTTGCATCAAGATTAGCAAGCATATTTGCAGTTGCTCTATTAGCATCAGCAGCATAACCAGCTTTCATTGCATCAGCATAAGTATTACCTTGTCCACCCATCATCTGAGCATAAATGCTTTGTGTGTTGGTTGGAGCATTTAACGATTGCTGTAATGATTCAGAAAGCCTATTGGCATTATCCATACCTTGATATACACCACCAGCTAACTGGTTTTTCCATTCTGGCATTGCTGCCTGATTAGTTTGGTTTATATAGTTTTGCGCTCCACCCATTTGTTGATTAATAGTATTTCCAACATTACCATAAGTACCTGCTGCTGCATTATACATCTGAGTAAGCGCGTCAGATTGCCATTTTGGTATCTGTTGTTGAAATTGACTTTGATTGCTTGAACTGCTTTGTTGACCGCCTCCACCTGCACTTGCCATGATAATCCCCTTATGCGAAAGTGTTGTTAAAGCCGTCTATCCATGCTTGATAAGCAGGAACTCCAGCAGAATATGGGTTAGTACCAATCAATAAACCAGTTTGAGAAGCCCTGCGACCATCTCCCCATGCTTTTTGAAGTTTTATTGTATTTTTATATATTTTACCAGACATATTATTCCCCTAAATCTAATTTAACGATTGTTGATATTTTTTGAAAACCCATAGCATTAAGATACTTAATCCACCCATCTCTAACTGCACAACCTCTTACTTCTGTACAATTTAAGTCTTTTGCTATAGCTCTCATTACAAGAACATATTGTTCAAACCATTGATCCATTTCACTACCACCAATAAGATTAATAAATAATGCTCTTAATCCTGTTTCAAATATTCTTACTTCTAAAGTATGAACAGCAATAACTTCACTTCCTTTGCATATAAGCAAAGCCATTTCTTTCCCAGATAATAAAGATAATTTTACACCTTCAAGTGTTACTTCATTATTGGCAAGTGGTATTACTCTTTCCAAATGTGGGATCATCTTTTCCCACAATACTTCTACTAATGTTGGTGGTAGTGCTACTATATTATAATTATTCATTGTGCTACATAGGTCATTGTTACTACATTAGATGCAGTTGATGGTTTAGTTGGTGAAGTTCCTGCTGTATATGCTTGTATAGTTACATTTGCACTTGTTGTAGACCATACTATTTCAATATATTGTCCTGCATTTAACCTCAAAAAGAAATTCCAACCTTTAATGTCGTGGTATGGATCACCTGCTGATTTACGAGCTGGTAATCCGATAAGTCCTGTTGAGCCAACAACATCTACTCCATTCACTCTTAGCCATATGTAAACATCTTGTGGAGCAGTATCAACATTTTGAAACTGTGTACTAAATTGTATGTTATATAACCCTGCATAAGCAGCAGTTATTCTTGAACTGCTTACTATACTAACATTACTACTGTAATCAGTAGTATTAAATGTCATTAGATTAGCAGTATTTGCAGTAACTGTATGAGTTAAAGTATCTGAAAATGCTCCATATGGAGCAGATGACATTGATGATAATGATGTCCATCCATAAGATGTATATACCCATGCTCCTTCATAAGTAATATCTGGCAGTATTGCATTAGCAAAATAATAAATTTTACCTACATGCGGTTTTGCTGGTAATGCTGTTAATATATTAAGATTTCCTAAGTCATCAGCTTTATAATTAACGGCAGTAAGTTGTCTTACTAAATACTCTTTAAGTTCTGGTGTTGTTGTAAAAGGAGGTTGTTCCATTATCTTACCCCATTAATTACATATTCTATATCCAAACCACTTAAAGTAAATGGCAATAAACCAGTTGACTTTATACGCCATGACAGTAACTTTCCAGTCGTTCTAATATCGACCTTACGCATTGTTTTTGGATCAAATAACACCTCTGGCTTCCATCTTACTGCGCCACCTACAAAATCTTGTGATCCAAGTTGAATACTAACTGATTCATTACATGTTATATGTGGATATACACTTCTTGTAGTAGTCACAACCTCTTGCCCTTCTAAGGCAAAACTAAGCCGTTCTAGCAGTGTATTTTGAACAGTAGTATTGTCATCTAGTTCTAATGAAACAATCGCACTGTTGACATTATTGGTGCTTACAATAGTCTTAGAGAAAACTGATGTTGGATCATAAGTCCATACCCGTGATGATGTGTCCCAAGTATCTGAAATATTGCTCCACAATAAAGGCGTTGCAAGGTTCACGCCAAATGCAAGACCTGTTGTTGTGCTGGGTATGTTGCGTATAGATGTTGTGCCATCAACATAGTTAAAAATAAAAGCGATATTAGGAAGTGTATTCCCCACTTCTGGAACGCAAAACCAGATTTCTTTAGTAATAGGGTTTGTTAATGCAAATGAGTTTGCATAATAAGTAGAATCAATATTTGTAGTTAATCGTGTTTTTAATTGCTTATTTAAAATTGATTTTATAGAGTTTCCATCGTTAGATAATATGTCACCATCTGATAAGAAATAATGTACTCCATTAGCTTCTGCTAAACAATTCTTAGCTAATAAACCATGATTATCTGATAATACCTGACGTTGCCAAACAAATTCACCGCCAACATAGTTTAATATGTTGATACCACGCTCAGAATAAAGAACAAAAGCATCTCTTAATGTTTTTCCATCAATTAGCGCACCCATGTCGCCACCAATCGATGCCTTACCAGCTATGGCCGCTAGATCAGTCTCATCCCATGTGTAGGGCAGACCATTGACATCTGCTGGATGACTCCATCGGTATGTTGATGGCAGAATTGTGCCACCCTCAGAAAGATTTAACGCAAACAGAAAGTCTTTATGAGAACGGATAATATCTGCGCTATAG